CCGCCAAGACGAAAGCCAAGGCGGTTTTTGTGTAAGAAAGGGGACGAGATGGAACGAGTAGTAAAAACGGTTCCCGTTGAACGCGGGGGGCTGTATGTTACCGGCGCGGGTAAGCGCTATCTCTTGGCGGATTGCCGGGCAGAGATTGAGTTGCGTGAAGAGCTGATTGACGTTCCGAGACTGGGCAGAGGGCGCGCGGTGAAACGTTTGCCATCTGTGGTGGTGATTACCTTTGACCACGCCCCGAAGACAGAGCCCGACTGGTCGCGAATCGAGGCTATCGGCCTGGCGGGGGAAGTGTTGCGCCGCGACGGCCGATATATGAGAATTGACATACCTCAATGTAGCTTGCTGGATGACCTCGACCTATCCGAGGGGAGCGAATGCAGGTTTGAAGTACTGAACACCCCCGAGTTACTACGATTACTACGGCAAATTTGAGTAATCAGAACCAAGCAAGATAAACGGGAAACGCGTTTATCTTGCATACCTAGACCGGGGCTGTGCGGCCGCGTTCGGCAAATTTTAGCAAACAAAGCGACTGAAGATAAACGGGAAATGCGTTTATCTTCAGTCCATCAGACCGGGGCTGTCCTCTGCTTGCAAGACGCCCATGCCCCGGTCGCCCATTGATTGACCAATTAAGACGCGTAGGCGTCTTTTTTGATTGCCTTTTTAGCATTGCAGGCGGTAAAGAACAAGACCGGTAGCGGCGGGAGTGGCCGCCGAAAAACAAGCGAAACGGGAGGAGATTTCACATGACGAAAGACGAATTAAAAGCGCTGGGGCTGACCGATGAGCAGGTCGAGAAAATCACCGACGACATCGGTCGCAACTTTGTCGCCAAGTCGCAATTTAACGCGAAAAATAGGGCAGAGCGGGAAAATAGGGCAAAAATAGGGCAGGCACAGGCAACCTAAGGCGACGGATCTTGACTTATCGGGCAAATGAAAAGCGCCCGCTAGGCGCGGGCGCTTGACGTTTTTTAACGTCTGTTTACGTTTGTTGACTTTGAAAAAATAAAGCTGGCGGAGAGAGGGGGGGATAGACCAAAATATTCCCGCGGTTGGTCGTGTTTTACTGTTTCGCTTTCGCCGAGGGGGCAGAAAGGGGGCAGGTTTTACGCTTGTTTTTTAAGGAAATCGTCAAGCTTAACAACGGCATCGTCCTGTGCCGCTTTGCTCACGTGGGCGTAAATTTCGAGTGTCGTTTTCATGGTGGAGTGGCCTACCCGTTGCATGACGGTGCGGATTGGCACGCCTGCCTCAAGGAGCATGGATATGTGGGTGTGGCGGAAAACATGTGTCGTGATACGGAACGGAAATGACAAACGCCTGAGCACTTTGCCAACCTCGTGCGCATTGATAGGATTGCCACGGCCGGTTGTGAAAATGTATCCTTGGTCGGTGTATCCGCTGTACCAATGCGCTCGCTGATAGTTTTCTGTGATTAGTGTGTCGAGAATGTGCTTCGCCCGAGCGTTTAGCTTGATTTTGCGGTAGCTGGCGGCGGTTTTCGGTGTGCCGCGTGCTTGCGAATCTTCGGGCCGTACCTGTGATGAAAACGTGCCGTTTATGTCAATAACGCCGCTTTTAGCGTCGTAGTCTTGGACACGCAAGGCGGCAAGCTCACCGTAGCGCACTCCTGTCAAGGATTGAAACTCACACGCAAGCCCGATGCGCGGACTCATCGCCTTTATATCATCAAGGACTGCCTTTAATGTTTCTTTGTCCAGATATTTTTTATTTTCACGTTCGACTTCCTCACGTGTCTTCGCTTGGTATTGGACATCAACATCATCTAAAAAGTCGATATTTGCGACGTATTTCATCTTCGTGGCGTATCTCATCATCTGCTTGACGGTACGCAAGATTTTGACCACATAGGCACGTGACATCTTGCGGGCTTGCATGGATGTGATGATGCCCTGGACAGTGGCAAGGTCAAGCCTGCTCACGAGCAAGCCGTCAGGTAAGCCGCGAGTAAAGGCGGCGAGCTGATTTTTGATGCCGTATAATGTGGACGGCTTGACGCTAATTGCGCGATAATTTAGCCATTCCTCGACAACGCATTCGACCGACTTTTCATCAATCCTTGCGGAGTTGATTTTGCGCTCAATCTTATCTTGCAGCATTTGCGTCGCCTGTTTTATGGCCGCTCTTGTCTTGGTTGGCAGGGTGACTGATATGCGCTTTATCTTGCCTGTCTGCGGATCAGTGTATCGCTCATTATATTTGTATGATATGCCCGAGTTTGTTGTTTTTTCTTCAATCCACATATTATAACCTCACACGTGCCGCATGCACTCGATGAAATTTGCACTTTCTTCGCTGAAAAAATCGCCGCCTTGAATATGTTTTATCTCTTCTTTATACGCCGCCCGCTGCGCCTCAAGACACAGGCAAGCATTAACGATGACCGTGTACGAACCGTCAAGATTGGCACGAGTAAAAGCCTTTATTTTGGGGGGTAAATTGACCAAAATCACGGAAACCGACTCCATACAAACACGTCCTTATTCGGTGAAGTCCTCGTCATTTTTGGACATGGTTTTCACCATTTTAATCACAAACTCCACCTCTTGCGGAGACAGGTCTTTTGATGCCTCGAACAGCACCCGGTAGCGTGGGTTTTCTTTTAGCATATCCGCAAGAGCCGCAACTGTCGGATCATTGTAGTAATCGGCGCCAGCAGACGGTAAATTCAATAGGTCATTTAAATCAAGACCGAACAGTTTCGCATATGCCGCAATGTACGGGCTGGACGGCTCAACAAGATTGTTTTCCCACTTGGAGATCATGCCCTTATTCGCGCGCAAGTCGAACCTGTCATTAAAAGCTGTCGCGAGTTCTTCAATCGTTAGTCCCGCCTCTTTTCGCGCAGCGCGTAACTTTTCGCCTAGTGTCATTTTGCCCCTCCTCACTATTCCGTTTGTTGTTTCTAATATCATTATATGGCGGTGTTTCTGAAAAGGCAACATTTTTTTCGCGAATTGGATAAAAAGTTATTGACATGGAAACAAAAACGCGCTATACTGCAGACATAGAGTTTCACGAAAGATAACAAAAGGAGATGAGGACAGTGGCAAAAGGCTACGCAAAGTTAAAAGCGTTTCTGGTTGAGTCAGATATATCTCAACAGGCTTTCGCAGACGAGCTGGAAATCTCACGGAGCACCGCAAACCGAAAGCTAAACCGGAACGGGCTCGATTTCACTTTGAGAGAAGTGCGGCACATCTGCACACGCTACCAACTGGATGCGAATAAATTTTTTTTAATCCAAAAGTTTCACAAAGAATAACAAATGGCTGCACAGCAGTCGGCTGCTTGTGTTAAGCCTAACACACTGGAAGAAAAAATAAAGGAGGCTGGAAAATTATGGTGCAAGAATGGGTTAAAACGTCAGAACTTGCCGAGCGGTGGAGTTTTGACCGTACAACGATTTGGCGCAGGCGGCACGAGATGCAAGCAATTCCGCAATTTGCTGACGGCGTGCGAGGGACGCGGCGAGGACTTCGCATTAATGCCGAAATTTTCGCCGAGTATATGCGCTGGAGAGACCGGCGGAGAGGAGCGAGGGGGTGAGCAAGATGAAAGCAGATTCTAACCCCGCCGTGGTCGCAGGAGTGGAAGCGCCGCACCCCGGGCTGCTGGCGCTGGAGCGCATGAGACGGCTCCTCAACTTTTGGCACGCATTGGCGGAAGAAATCCCACCGGCCTGTGAGACGGAAAAAGAGCGCCGGACATACCGCATCATTGACGCGGCGGTGACCACGGCTATTTTGACCGAGGCGGATAAGGTTCGCGCAATTCTTGACAGCGCAGGGCAGTGGGCGGCGGCCGATTTGAAAACCCGAAGAGCAAAGGAGGCAAAGACATGACTATGAAAAACAGCACGGCGGCAAGACTAAGACGGCGCGTAAGATTGGGCGAAATTGCCTACTGGTGCATCGCCGTGCCCGCGATTCTCATCTATCTGGCGGTACGCGAGGCGGCATCACTCATTCGCGCCACCTGGCCGCTATGGGTCATCGTCTTTTTCGGCGGCGCGACCGTGCTGGGACTTGCGATGGTCGTGAGCGGCGCGACATCGGCCGAGCAGCGACTGATTGGCGCTGTGTTCATCGGTTGCGGCAGCGCGGCACTGGGCATGCTGAGCCTAGCGCTTGGAGACTGAGAGGAGGTGAACAGGGTGCAGGATATCGAGAATCCGATGGTCGTCGACCCGCCGCGGAGTCGGCGCAAGTGCCGGTTCGTCGTAGAGCTGGAAATCACGGAGCGGCGGCAGGTGGAGCTGCTGGCGCACGACGAGGACGAGCTAATCGACCTTGTGCGCGACTGCAAGCGCGACTACGAGTACGAAGACGCCGACGGCGGCGCGCGGGTGAGTGACTGGTACATCCGCGATTATGAGCCGTGAAAAAAGCACCCACGGCAATGGGTGCAAAGAAAAGAATCACATGTTTAGTTTAACACGTTTTAGGAGGGATTACCAATGATAGAGCTGAAAATCACCGGCGCAAGCGCCGCGGAAATCGTGGCCGAGATGCAGGACCTGCTGTGCGGCGCGTGGCTGGCCGATGAAAAGGCACGGCAGTCGGCGCGCGGCGGCGTGGCGATTGAAACGGCGATCCGCGCGGCCGAGAAAGGCGCGAAAGTCGAAAGCGTCCCGGCGCCGATGAAAGAAGAAATGGCGGCGGAGCAAGTGGCCGAGGCCGTAACCGACGCGGATGTACGCGTGGCGTTCGGGGACGCGATGGCGCGCGTCGGTAAGGAAAAGGTACAGGCCTTGCTGCATGAGTACGCGCCGAAACTGTCGGAGGTGGATTCGAGCAAGTACGCCGAGCTGGTCGAACGCGCCAAGGAGCTCGTCTGATGAGCGGCCCGGGGGCGCACGCCAAGCTGTCCGCGTCGGGCAGCAGTCGCTGGCTGGCGTGCACGGCAGCGCCGGAGCTGGAGGCACAATACCCGGACGAGCCGTCGTCGGTATACGCCGAGGAGGGCACGGTAGCGCATGCACTGGCCGAGTACAAGCTGCAGTCGCGGCTGCTGGGAAAGACGGACGAGAGCGAGCTGGAGCGCATCGAGTCGTCGGAGTATTACGACGCGGAGATGGAACGGTGCACGGATGCCTATGCGGATTTTGTCGCGGAGACGCTGCACGAGGTAGCGCGTACCGATGCGGCGGCTAAGCTGTTCACGGAAAGCCGGGTGGATTTTTCAAAGTATGTGCCGGACGGCTTCGGGACAGCGGATACCGTCATCATCAGTGACAGCGTCTTGACCATTATCGACCTGAAGTACGGCAAAGGCGTACCTGTGTCAGCGCAGGGCAATAGTCAGCTGCGCCTGTACGCACTGGGCGCGGTGGAGGCTTACGGCTGGCTCTATGAGCCGAAGGACGTACACTTGGTGATTTTTCAGCCGCGGCTGGACAGTATCAGCGAAGACCGGATGGCAGTGGCCGACCTGCTGGCCTGGGGGCGAGAGTATGTCGCGCCGCGGGCAAAGGCGGCGGCGACAGGATGCGGCGAGTTTGCGGCGGGGGCGCATTGCCGCTGGTGCAAGGCGCGGACACAATGTCGCGCACGGGCGGAGGCGTATAAAAAGCTAGTCGCGATGGAGTTTCGCGACCCGCCGCTACTCACGGACGAGGAAATCGCCCAAATCATCCCGCTGGCGGACGAGCTGGCCAAGTGGGCGAAGGACGTCTACACCTACGCGCAAGACGAAGCCGTCAAGGGGCGGACGTGGCCGGGGTACAAGCTGGTCGAAGGCCAACGGCGGCGGAAAATCGTCGACGAGGACGGGCTCTTGGCGGCGCTGCGCCGACACAAGATGCGCCTGGATGATATCGCGCCGCGCAAGCTCTTGACCATCGGCAAGCTGGAGAAGGTCGTCGGCAAAGACAAGTTCGCCGCCTGGGCGGATGCGTATGTGGAGACACCGGCCGGCGCGCCGGTGCTGGTGCCGGTCACGGACAAACGGCCGGAGTGGAAAAGTATCGATGCAATTATTGATGAATTTTAAGGAGGACACACAATGTCTACAAGCACACGTTTGACCACAGGGGAAGCACGTTTCAATTTCGTTCATATTTTCGAGCCGCACGCGTTCGAGAACAATCCGCCGAAGTATTCGGTGATGGTATTGATCCCGAAGACGGATACCGAGACGCTGGAAAAAATCAATCGCGCCATTGAAGCGGTGAAACAAAGCAAAAACGGCAAAAAGAACCTGAAAGGCGCCCGCGGGGACCTCACCTTCCTGCGCGACGGCGACGAAGAAAAAGCCGAGCAATACCCGGAGTTTGCGGGGCATTATTTCTTCAATGCGTCGTCAAAAGACCCGGTGCTGGTCGTGGACCGCAACAAACAGGAAATCCTTGACCCGCGCGCCGTGTACAGCGGCTGCTACGGGCGCGTGTCCATTGACGTCTTCTCGTACAACTCGCACGGGAACAAGGGCATCACGACAGCGCTGCGGGCCGTGCAATTCTTGCGCGACGGTGAACCCTTGGGCGGCGTGTCGCCTGTCAATCTGGACGCGGAATTTGACGATTTGGATGACGACGATATGTGGGGCTGACGGAGATTCGGGGGCGGGCGTTTCGCCCGTCCTCTTTTTTAACCTAAGGAGACTACATGAAAGAGCTATCCATCGATATCGAGACCTTCTCGAGCGCGGACCTGGGCAAGGTCGGCGTGTATAAATATACAGAAGCGCCGGACTTCACCGTGCTGCTGTTTGCGTACGCATGGGGAGATGACGAGGTGCAAGTCGTGGACCTGGCGCGGGGCGAGACGCTGCCGGACGACGTACGCGCCGCCCTAACCGACAAAAACGTGACCAAAATCGCGTTCAACGCCAATTTTGAACGGACGTGTCTCGCGAAGTATTTGGGCGTAAAAATGCCGGCAAATCAGTGGGACTGTACGCGGATACGGGCACTTGCCGCGGGCCTGCCGGGGTCGCTGAAGGGCGCGGGGGAAGCGCTGGACATCGAGAAAGCGAAAATGGACGAAGGCCGCGCGCTGATTCGCAAGTTTTGTATGCCGCAGACAGCAGGCCGCAAGACGCGGATTTTACCGACCGATGCGCCCGATGACTGGGAGGTCTTTGCGCTGTATTGTCGCCGTGACGTCGAGGCGGAGCGGGAAATCCGCAAGCGCCTGGGGTACATCATCTACACGCCCGAGGAGCTGGGGCTGTATGTGCTGGACCAGGAAATCAACGACCGCGGCGTCGCCATTGACCGCGAGCTGGTCGAGGCGGCGATTGCGGCCGATACGCAGTCGGCCGAGCAGACACTGGCGAAGGCGCGACAGCTGACGGGACTTGACAATCCCGCGTCGGTCGCACAGCTGAAAGCGTGGCTCAAGGAGCGGACAGGGCGCGACTATCCGTCGCTGACAAAGGCCGTCGTGGCGGATATCCTGGCCGATGAGAACGCGCCCGGTGACGTGAAAGACGCGCTCCGGTGTCGTCAACGCCTGGGCAAGACGAGCGTCGCGAAATACCGCAAGATGAAAGACGTGGCGGGCGCGGACGGTCGGGCGCGCGGACTGTTTCAGTTTTACGGCGCCAACCGGACAGGGCGCTGGGCAGGGCGCCTGGTGCAGCTGCAGAACCTGGCGCGCAATCACGTCGAGCCGCTGGGGCTGTTGCGCAAGCTGGTGAAGACGGGCGAGGCGGGCCTCATCGAGGCGTGGTTTGCACCGCTGCCCTTTGCGCTGGCGCAGCTGGTACGCACCGCACTCATCGCGTCGCCGGGGCGCGTGCTCACGGTGTCGGACTTTTCCGCCATAGAGGCGCGCGTGATTGCCTGGCTGGCGGGCGAGAGGTGGCGGAATGAGGTATTTGCGACGCACGGGAAAATCTATGAGGCGTCGGCGTCTCAAATGTTTCACGTGCCAATCGAAAGCGTGACGAAGGGGAGCGAGCTTCGGCAAAAGGGCAAGGTGGCCGAACTTGCGTGCGGCTACGGCGGAGGCGTCGGAGCGCTTAAGACCATGGGCGCGGACAAGATGGGGCTGACAGATGATGAGATGCAAGACGTCATCCGCCGCTGGCGCGCCAAGTCGCCGCGCATCGTGAAGTTGTGGGAAGACCTGGAGACGGCGGCCAAGCTGGCCATCGTCACGGGGGAAATCGTGCGGGTGCGACAGGGCATTGCGATGCGCGCCAACGGCCAATACCTGCGGGTGCGCTTACCGTCGGGGCGGAGCCTTTTCTACGCGGAGCCGCGGGTCGAGCCGATAGAAAAATTCGGGAAATCGGTCGAGAGCGTGACCTATATGGGCGTCAATCAGGCGACGAACCGCTGGGAGCGCCAAGATACGTACGGCGGCAAATTGACGGAAAATATCGTACAGGCCGTCGCGCGGGACTGCCTGGGGGTTGCGATGCTGCGAATGGCGCGAGCAGGATACGACATCGTCGCGCATGTGCATGATGAAATCATTATCGACGGCCCCGCGGGCATTTTAGAAGACGTGAATCGGCTGATGGCCGAGCCGATACCGTGGGCGCCGGGGTTAATTTTACGAGGTGACGGATATGAGACAGAGTACTACCGCAAAGACTGATCCGGCGGCGGCCTGCGCCGTGCGGATCACGGTCGGGTCGAGCCGGCACTCGAAAAACTGGCGCGGCGAGGACTGGACGTGGGGCGAGCTGGCCGCGCGGCTGGCCGCCCCGACGCGGACGGCAGAGCGCATTGCCGACTATGTGAAGATGAGCCGCGCCGAGCAGGGCGACATCAAGGACATCGGCGGCTACGTCGGCGGCGTGATTAACGGCGCGCGGCGGCAAAAAGGCGCGATGGCCTGGCGCACCTTAATCACGCTGGACGCCGACTTTGCCGACAACAGCTTTATCGACGCCGTGCGGCGGCATCTGTCGTGCGCCTGGGTCGCGCACACGACGCATAAGCACACGCCCGCGGCACAGCGCTACCGCCTGATTATCCCGACGAATCGGCCGATGCAGCTCGACGAATACGCCTTTATCTCACGTCGTATTGCCATCGATATCGGCATCGGCTACTTTGACAAGACGACGCATGCGCCGGAGCGGCTGATGTACTGGCCGTCGGCGGCGAGTGACGGTAAGTGGGACTACCGCCGCGAGTACGGCGAGGCGCTGGACGTGGACGCCATGCTGGCCGCCAATCCCGGCTGGGAGGACATGAGCGAGTGGCGCGATGAAGAAGAAGTCGGCTACAAGCGCCTGGCGCAAAAACAGCAGGACCCGCTGACAAAGCCCGGCATCGTGGGCGTGTTCTGCCGCGAGTATTCACTAACGGAGGCGATGGACGTCTTCTTGCCCGGTGTGTACGTACCGACCGAGCAGGAGAATCGATACACCTATACCGACGGCACGACGTCGGGCGGCGCGCTGGTGTTTGAGGACAAATTCCTGTACTCGTTTCACGCGACGGATCCGTGCAGTGAGCATCTGGTCAACGCCTTTGACCTGGTGCGGCTGCACAAATTCGGCGCGATGGACGCGGACGCGAAAGAGGGCACGGTAACGAGCAAGCTGCCGTCCTATCTGGCGATGCAGGACCTGGCCAGTGAAGACGGGCGCGTAAAAATCCGGCTGCACAAGGAGCAGCTGGCCGATTTTGACGACGTAGATGCGCCCGAGAGCACGGAGGACTGGGGCTGGACGGCGAAACTGACGCTGGACCGACAGGCGCGCCTGCTGCCGACAGCGGCAAATTTCAAAGTCATCTTGGAACATCACCCCGCCGTGCGCGGGCTGCTGATCTACAATGATTTTTCGTCGCGGTTTGAAGTACTGCGGCAGCCGCCGTGGCGCCGCGGCACGGAGACGGGGAGTCTGCACTGGGGCGAAGCGGACGACGCGGGGCTGGCCAACTGGCTGGAAGAAACGTACCGTGTACGCAAGCCGAGCGTCCTCAAGGACGTGCTGTCGGAGTACCGATACATCCACCACTATCATCCTGTACGCGACTACCTGAACAGTTTGGAGTGGGACGGCGAGGCGCGAGCGGATACGGTCATCATCGACTTTTTAGGCGCCGAGGATTCACCGTACGTACGTACCGTCACGCGGAAAATGCTGCTGGCGGCGGTCGCGCGGGTATTTGAGCCGGGTATCAAGTTCGACTACATGCTGGTCTTCGTCGGCGGCCAGGGCATCGGCAAATCGTACTTCATCAAGCGCCTGGGCGGCAAATGGTCGTCGGATTCAGCGACGAGTATGAGCGGCAAAGAGAGCTTTGAGCAGCTGCAGGGGAAGTGGATTTTAGAGTTCGGCGAGCTTGCGGCGATGCGCAAGATGGAGATCGAGCAGGTCAAGTTTTACATTTCAAAGGACACGGACAGCTTCCGGCCCGCGTACGGATACCGCGTCGAAGACTATCCGCGGCAATGCGTGTTTTTCGGGAGTACGAACAATCAATATTTTTTGAAAGACCCGACGGGCAATCGGCGTTTTTGGCCGGTCGAGGTAAGTACCGGCCGCACGCAAAAGTTGTTTGACGAGTTTGACAAGTCCTATATCGACCAGGTGTGGGCGGAAATGGTGCACGCCTGGAAGGGTGGCGAGCGCAAATTGTATTTGAGCGAGGACGAGGAGAAAGAGGCGTTCGCCCGCCAACAGGCGCATCGGGAAGTGAGCGAGAAATCGGGTATGGTCGAGGTCTACCTGGATACCCTGCTGCCCGAAAGCTGGGACAACTGGAGCATCGAACAGCGGCAGACCCAATTTGACGGCGCGTCGGATATTCGCGCCCTTGGCGTGCGCGTGCGCGACCGGGTATGCGTGGCGGAAATCTGGTCCGAATGCTTCCAAGGCGCACAGGGCAAGATGCAGCGCCGCGACGCGACCGAGATCCACGAGATCATGATGACCATGCCCGGCTGGGCACGGTACACGGAAGGCGGCGGAAAAATAAAATTCGGTCCTTACGGAGCGCAGCGGGGCTACGTCCGAATTGAGAAATAAGCGGTTGCCGTCGACGGCAACCGAACGGCGCGTCGGCAACCCGAACGGCAACCGAGAAATGCGTTTGGCGTTGCCGTCCGTTGCCGTGGTTGCCGATGACGGCAACCCTAAAAAACCTTGTTTTACAGGGCCTGGCTGTATACGGTTGCCGTAGTTGCCGATAAATAAGGAAAAAGTATTATTTATGGATTATGAAGGCATATATAAACAATAGTATGAATAGTGTATATATTTGCCGTCATAAACAGAAAATATATTTATGGGCGCATTTTACGGCAACGACGGCAACCGGGCGCGTGATATTGAGAATGGAGGGCGACATGGACGAATTGGAACGGGATGTGGAGCGGTACTTGGTCAAGGCGTGCGAGGCGCGCGGGTGGCGATGCTGGAAGTTGGTGTCACCGGGACGACGGGGCGTGCCGGACCGGCTGGTCATACGCCGCGGGACGGTGGCATTTGTCGAAGTCAAGCGGCGCGGCGGGCGCGTGTCGCCCATGCAGCGGCGGCGGCTGGCCGAGCTTGCGCGGCTGGACGCGGATGCGCGCGTCGTGAAGTCGAAGCGGGAAATCGACGCGCTGATCAGCGAGTGGGAGGCGGCCGATGAAGTATGAGGCGCATCCGTACCAGGCGTACGCGACACGGCGTATCATCGACACGCCGCGCGTGGGGCTTTTCTTGGACATGGGGCTGGGGAAGACCGTCGCGACGCTCACGGCGGTTGAGGAGCTGATGCATGACCGGTACGAAGTGAAAAAATGTTTGGTGATTGCGCCGCTGCGCGTGGCGCAGATGACGTGGACGGACGAGGCGGCGAAGTGGGATCACCTGCACCTAAGGCTGTCGCGCGTACTGGGCAGCGCGACGGAGCGCGAGCGGGCACTGGCGGTGGATGCGGATGTGTATACCGTCAATCGCGAGAACGTGCCGTGGCTGGTGAAGCACTACGGGCGGTCGTGGCCCTTTGACATGGTGGTCGTGGATGAATCGTCAAGCTTTAAGAATCACCAGGCGAAGCGGTTTCGCGCGCTGCGCCAAGTGTTGGGGCTAATCGACCGGCTGGTCCTGCTGACGGGGACGCCCAGTCCCCGCGGGCTGATGGACCTGTGGGCACAGCTCTACCTCATTGACCGAGGCGAGCGGCTGGGTAAGACCATCGGTGCGTATCGGGCGGCGTACTTTACGCCCGGGCGCCGCAACGGCTATGTCGTCTATGACTGGGAGCCGCGTGACGGAGCCGCTGACGCGGTGTATCGGCGGATTGCCGACGTCTGTGTGTCGATGACGGCCGCCGACTGGCTGACGCTTCCCAAGCGCATCGACAACCGCGTGGACGTGGAGCTGCCGCCAGGCGCGCGGAAACTGTACGCGCGACTGCTGCGAGACTTTGCGGCGGAGGTGGAAGGAGCCGACATCACGGCGGCCAATGCGGCGGCGCTGACCGGCAAGCTGCTGCAGGTGGCCAACGGCGCCGTGTACGATGAAGACGGCGGCGCCTGTGAAGTGCATCGGGCGAAACTCGACGCGCTGGCGGAAATCCGCGACGCGTGCGCGGAGCCGATGGTCGTCTTTTACTGGTTTAAGCACGACGCGGAGCGGCTGAAAAAGGCTTTCCCGGAAGCGCGGACGCTGGAGACGCAAGCGGATATGGTGGCGTGGAATCGCGGCGAGATCCCGATGCTGCTCTTGCATCCGGCGAGCGCGGGGCACGGTCTGAATCTGCAGGCGGGCGGCCGTGTCATCGTGTGGTACGGCCTGACGTGGAGCTTGGAGCTGTATCAGCAGGCCAATGCGCGGCTGCATCGGCAGGGGCAGACTAAGCCGGTCATCGTGCATCATCTGGTGGCGCGCGGCACGATGGACGAGCGCGTGCTGGCGGCACTGGCGGAGAAACGCGTCGGGCAGGACGCGCTGATAGCCGCGGTCAAAGCGGAGATCGGAGAGTGACGACATGAGCGAGTTAATGGTGGCGCTGGCGTTTTTGGCGGGAGTTGTCTTGGGACGCTGGGCGGGCCGCTTGGAAAGGGGCGAGGCGGATGCATGAAAAAACAGGCGTGATGAATTTGGAAAAGGTAATACCGGCGATGTGCGCCGAGTATTTGGTGTACGTGGCGCAACCGTTTGGCGGGGACACGGACGCTTATAAGGTGGCGCGACGCATTATCAGGGACTTGATCAGGACTTATCCGCAGGCGTCGTTCGTCTCGCCGGTACTCCAATACGGATACATGTATGAAGACGTGGAGTATATCGAGGGGCTGGAGATTTGCATAAATCTGCTTAGCCGCTGTGGCGGGCTTCTGCTTCTGCCGGGCTGGCGAGAATCGCGCGGCTGCTTGGCCGAATGGGCGACAGCGAGAGAGCGGAAAATCCCGATATTTTACGGCGATGGTTTCGGCAATATGTGGTATGAAATAGGCGCGCCTATGCGCGAATTAGGTGACGCCGATGCATGACGAAGCGCGCGAGGAGCTGCAGTCCTTGCCGGATATGAATCGCTTGATTGACGCCATGCTGGAGCAGCAGAACAAACTGCGCGACCGCCTGTGCGGCTTGCGGGGACACGCGAGCGCCGAGCCGGTGAGCGGGACGAAGGGCGGCGACTTGTCCGGCGGTGTCGCCAAGCTGGTCGACATGAGCCGAAAAATCGACGAGCTGGTCGATGCGTATGTGGACGAGTGCAAGCGAATCGAGGCGCGGATCATGGCGCTGGACGACCGGCGCTATCGGCAGCTGCTGCGCTGGCGGTACCTGGCGGACTTGCCGCTGACGGAGGTGGCCGTGCGGATGCACTACGATTACGGCTCCGTGCGAAACTTGCACACGGCGGCGCTGGCGGCGTATCAGCAGAAATTTTTTTGCGGCGGTTACTGAAGTGATGCCACAAAATGACATTTGACCCTGCTATACTGATAGTGTGAAACAGTAGCGCAATTATAGAGCGCGGCCGTGTTTCATGGTACTACCTCCTTTTTGGTGAGAGCCGCCCTGCGTGGCGGTTCTCTTTTGGGGGGGCGGTAAATTTTCACCGCCTTTATTCTTGACTAGAACGTGTACACGTGTTATGATATGGCCAATAGAGGAGGTATGACGAGTGAGAGTTTGAGAGTTGTGTAGTGTCTTATGGTGCTCAAATGGTGATTGCGGTGCACGGTAGGGATGTACCGGCAGGCTTACTCAATGCCATCCTCAAACGTACGGGGCTAAAGTAGTTTCGGCGTGTCTAAAGGGAGGTTGGTGGCAATGGAATTTATTTATCCGGCGATTGTGCATGACGACGCCGACGGGATGTGGGTGGAGTTCCCTGACTTGGTAGGGTGCAGTACGCAAGGGGATACGATTGAAGAGATTCTTACCAATGCCGCGGAGGCGATGGAGTTATACGTGCTGGGGCTACTGGAAGACGGCGAGAGACCGCCGGTAGCGACAGATCCGAAGCGTATTAAGGCGGTGCCTGACAACTCGTTTGTGACGTTGATTCGGGCGGATGCGGATTTGGCGAAGAACACGAAGTCGGTCAAGAAAACGCTGACGATACCGGCGTGGCTGAATCAGCGCGCATTGGATAAAGGCGTGAATTTCTCGAAAGTGCTGCAGGAGGCGCTCATCGCTAAAACAGTTTGAACAATGACCCGCTCATCGCGGGTTTTTGTTTGCGAGGAAATGATGAATAGTGAGCATTATGCCGACCCGACGGCGGAGTCGGCGATACGACGCATCGAGCGCGGCGAGCGGGAGACCGCGGCGCTGGTGAAAGTCTTGCGCGACGTGTGCCGCTTGGCGGGGTATCGAATCGTCGGGCGGGTCAAGTTGGAAAAGATAAAGGGTAAGCACCGATAGGGGTGCTTTTTTAGTGCCGTAAAGGAGGCGTTTGCGGTGAAAGGTAAAGCGGGAAGGCCGCGAGCGGTGACACGGTCGGTTCTCCGAGATTTGGAACTGGCGTTTACGGCGGGGGCGACGGTGGCGCAAGCTTGTGATTTCGCTAATATTGCGCAAAGCACGTTTTATTTGTACCAGCAAGAGCACGACGGGTTTTCGGAGCGTGTGGATGAGTGGCGGGCACGGACGGGGTTTCGGGCGAAGCTCAACGTGCAAAAAGCCATTCAAGAGGGCGATGCCGATATGTCCAAGTGGTATCTGGAAAAGACGGACGACGCGTTTAATCCGAAGAAACGCGCGGAAATCACGGGAGAGGGCGGCGGCGCGGTGCAGCTGGCGTTCGGGTGGATGGATGAAAAAGATTGAGATACCGTATGCGCCGCGGCCGCTGTGGAAAAAAGAAATTCATCCCGCGCTGGAGCGACACCGATTCGCCGTGATTGTCGCGCATCGCCGGTTTGGTAAGACCGTCGGCGTGATTAATCATGTACTAAAAATGGCGCTTACATGCGGTCGGCCGTCGCCGCAGTACGCGTATATCGCGCCGTATCGGGTGCAGGCTAAGCAAATCGCCTGGAATTACCTCAAGTATTACACGAGCGTGATACCGGGGCGCGAGGTCAATGAATCGGAGTTGTTCGTCGAGCTTCCGTCGCTGCATGCGGGGCGCGTCGGGGCGCGCATCTACGTCAAAGGCGCCGACAATCCGGACAGCTTGCGCGGCAGTTACTGGGACGGCGTCGTCCTGGACGAATACGCGCAGATTAGGCCCGAGCTGTGGGGCGAGATTATCCGCCCGGCGCTGTCGGACCGTGAAGGCTGGGCGGTCTTCATCGGGACGCCGAAAGGGCAAAACGCCTTTTACGAGGTGTACGAACGCGGCCGGGCGGATCCCGACTGGTACACGTGTCGCTATACGGTCGCCGACAGCGGACTGCTCCCGCCGGCGGAAGTCGATGAGATGAAAAAGGACATGGCTGAGGACGCGGTGCGGCAAGAGCTCTACTGTGACTTTACGGCGTCGGCGTTCAACGTCTTAATCTCGATTGACCTGGTGAGCGAGGCGAAACGGCGGCGCATTATAACCGAGGATATCCGCGGCGCGCCGACGGTGCTGGGCGTGGACGTAGCGCGGTACGGGTCGGACAAGTCGTGTATCGTGCGGCGGACGGGGCTATGCATGTACGAGCCGCTCCTTTTTTCGGGGGCGGACAACATGAAGCTGGCCGATATCGTGGCCCGCGAGATTGAGACGCATGCACCGGATACGGTCTTTATCGACGCAGGTCGCGGCGAGGGCGTGATAGACCGCCTCAGGCAGCTGGGGTATATGGTCATTGAAGTGCCGTTCGGCGGTGCGGCGCTGAAAAAGGACAAGTACGCCAATCGCCGCGCCGAGATGTGGGACAGCATGCGCGCATGGCTGCAGCACGGCGGCGGGCTTCCGGAAGATGAGAGGTTGGCTGAGGAGCTGGTCATGCCGGAGTACGGATATGACAGTCGTGGCCGCATCCTGCTGGAGGCGAAAGAGAAGATGAAAGAGCGTTGCGGCCGTTCGCCTGACGTGGCGGACGCGGCGGCGTTGACGTTTGCGGCGCCGGTCGCAAGCAAGTACTCGCGGCAGCCGATGCGCGCGAACACACGGTATGACATTTTTTAGGAGGGGAGCAATTATGTGTAAATTTTTAGGTCGAATGCTGGGTTTTGAAGCGCCGAAGGTACCGGAGTATAAGCCGCCGGCACCGGCCGCGCAGGCGGTCAACCTGGACGACGGCCCGAGCGGCGAGGAGATGGCGGAGGCGAATCGGCGGAAAAAACGCGGGTTCCAATCGACACGCGCAGGCGGCGGCACGATTCTCGGGTCGGGCGGCGGCAAGACGACGCTGGGGTGAGCGATGGACACGATACTGGCGAGAAGTCCGACTGTAAAGGCGGCGGCGCGGCGGCCGGATTTGGCGGACGCCAAGCGCCGATTTGACGAGCTCTTTCGCGCGCGTGAGCCGTACATGAAACGCTGGCGCGAGATTCGCGACTATGAGCTTCCGTTCCACGGCGAGTTTGACGAGCAGAAAGCCGACATGAAGACGCGCAAAATCTACAATCCGACGGCGCGCGATGCGGCGGGGATTTTTGCGGGCGGCGTGATGAGCGGCCTGACACCGCCGAGCCGGCAGTGGTTCAAGCTGGCACTGTCGCGCGATGTGGATGACCGTACGGCGGCGCTGGTGCTGGACAGCCGGCAGGAGATTATGCAGGCGGTGCTGGCGCGGAGCAATTTTTATCACGCGGTGTATAACTGCTATGCGGATTTGCCGTTCGGGCAGGCGCCGATGGGGATTTTCGGCACGGATACGGGTGTGCATTTCGTCCACTATCCGATCGGCAGTTACGCGCTGGGTACGAATGCGCAGGGCGAGATTGACGTGTTTGCGCGCAAGGTCAAGATGACGGCGCGGCAGATTGCGGATGCGTTCGGCGAGGACGCGTGCCCGCGCCCGGTTCGAGAGGCGGCGCGCAAGCGGCAGGAAGTCAAGTTCACGGTCTGCTGGCTCTTGGAGCCGAACACGGAGCGGCGTGCGGGCATGGGCGCGCAGTCGATGCCGTACCGGTCGCTCTACTGGGTGGATGGCGCGGGCGATGACGGCTTTTTGACGCAGGGCGGTATGGAAGAATGGGCGGTCCCTGTGGCGCGGTACCAGACGATAGGACTTGCGCCGTACGCCAAGGGCGCAGGCTGGTACGCGCTGGACGACAGCAAGATGCTGCAGGTCATGGAGCGCGACGTACTGCTGGCGATTGAGATGGGGGTCAATCCGCCCATGCAGACGAGCGCGGTGACGGCGCACGGGCTGAATCTCTTCCCGGGCGGCGTGACGGTGACGGCGCAGCCGGACGCGGTCAAACCGCTCTTTGACGTGCGCATGGACGTCGAGCACGTGCAGGCGAAAATCGGCGAGGTCGAACAGCGGATTCGGCGGGCGTATGCGGCGGATTTGTTCCTGATGCTGGATCAGATCGAGCGCGGGCAGATGACGGCGCGCGAAATCATGGAGCGGACGCAGGAGAAGCTGCAGCAGCTGGGGCCTGTCGTCGAGCGACTGCAGTACGAGTTCTTAAACAAGACGCTGGAACGCGTGTACGGGATACTGGACCGTGCGGGCGTGTTCCCACCCCTTCCCGACGACGTGCGCGAGGAGCTGGCGGACGCGGAGGTGCGGATTGAGTACATCTCGCCGCTGGCGCAGGCGCAGAAGATGAGCGGACTGGTGAATATCGAACAGACGCTCTCGTTTGCGGGGCAGCTGGCGCAGCTGTATCCGGAAGTGCTGACCAAGATTGACCCGATGGGGACGCTCGATGCGTACCATGACAGCATCGGCGCGCCGGCCGTGATGCTACGGTCGACGGAAGAGGCTGAGGAAATGCTGGCGCAGCAGGCCGAGCAGCAACAGCAGGCGGCGGAGCAGGAAATGGCGATGGCGCAGATGCAGCAGGCCGCGCCGCTGGCGCAGGCGGCGAAAAACCTGACCGACGCGGCTAACGACGGCAACCCCGCAATTCGTGAGTGGCTGGGGATGCCGAACGCGGGAGGCGGCGTATGACGAGTGAACGCGCGCGCAGGCAACGGCGCGAAGAATTGCGAGTGGCCGCACTGGACCGAGCGGCCCTCAAGGCGGTGCTGGGGACAAAGGAAGGCCGCTGGTTTTTGATGCGGCTCCTTGACGAGTGCCGCGTGTTTGAGCGGACGATGACCGGCAACAGCTGGACGTATTTTAACGAAGGCGGTCGCGATGTCGGCTTGCGCTTGCGCGGGCGCATCATTCGCGACGGCCATGTGGAGTTGTTGCAGCTGGCGGAGCGCGAGTATATCCGCCAAGCGCAGAAAGTGAAGGAGGGACGAGCGGATGAACGAATCGGTGAATGATATCACAGACACACCGACAGCCGCAGAAACGGCGCAGGAAACGCCGCAGGAAGTGACGCAAGAGACGACGCAAGAGGCGCCGCAGGGCGCGCCTGAATCGTACGATTTCAGCGCGTTTTGCAAGGACGGCGCAGAGCTGGACGAGGCGAGGGCCGCCGAATTTTCCGAGGTGCTCAAAACGGCGGGCATGACGCAGGCGCAGGCGAGCGCCGTGACCGAGTACGGTCTGGCGTATGCGCGTGAGATTGCGGCCGAAGTAAGTCGGCAGGCGGCCGAGGCACAAACCGCCGAGGTAGAGAGCTGGGGCGACGAGGCGCGCGAGACGCTGGGCGCCGATTTTGACAAGACGGTCGCCAAGGCGGCCATCGGCGTGACGGCAATGGAGCGCGAGATACCGGAGCTTCGCGCGATGTTGGACGCGACGGGCGTCGGTAACCGCGTCGAGGCGATTCGCCTGTTTGCGGCAATCGGCGGTATGGTCGGCGAAGATACGGGGCGCGCGACGGGGCAGTCGGCAGCATCCGGCGATGCGGCGGATTTTTATGACAATACCAATTTTGATTTGTACTAGGTAAGGGGGATTTTTGATGGCAACAGTGGGACAACTCGCGCTGACGCTGGCGGATTTGCGCAAGCGGACAGGGGCGGACGGCAAGCTCGATTGGGTGCTGGAGGCGCTCAATCAATCGAATCCGATTTTGGACGACATTCCGTGGATGGAGGGCAACCTCCCGACGGGCAATCAGACGACGGTGCGTACGTCGATTCCGGAGCCGTCGCTCAGACGGATTAACCGCGGCGTCGATGCAACGAAGTCGACGACGGCGCAGGTCGCCGATACGTGCTCGATTTTTGAGGCGCGGTCGGAAGTGGATATTGAACTCTTGGCGCTGGCGCCGGACAAGGCGGCGTTCCGCCGTTCGGAAGACGTGGCGCATGTGGAAGGCTTCGGCCAGGCAGTGGCGCGGAACATCTTGTACGGTGATTCGCTCTCCAATCCGGACGAGTTCAACGGTCTGGGCGTGCGATTCAATACGCTGAAAGGCGACAAAGGCACGCCGGGATACCAGTTGGTATCGGCAGGCGGTACGGGCAGCGCGCTCACGTCGGCGTGGTTCGTCGGCTGGGGCGAGCGGACGGTGACGGGGATTTATCCGCGCGGGTCGTATGCGGGGCTTAAGGTACGCGACTTGGGCGAGAACGACGCGGTCGACCCGGACGGGCGCAAGTTCCGTGCGGTCTCGACGCTCTTCACGTGGAAACCGGGTCTTGCGGTACGCGACGTGCGGTCGGTGGCCGCGGTGCGGAATATCAAGGCGGACGGCCTTGCGGCACTCGACAGCGACGCCAAGCGCGCGCTGATTGAGAAGTTTATTTACGCGAAAAACCGTTTGCGTGACGTCAACACGGTCAAGCCGGTGCTGTACGTCAGCGACGATGTGTACACCTTCTTTGAGTGCTATCTCATCGACAAGACGAACGTACATGTGACGCGGCAAGAGCTGATGGGCAAAACGCCGCAGCTCTATTTGGCGGGAATTCCCGTGAAGAAGCTGGACGTATTGGGCGCGACCGAAGCGCAGGTTAAATAAGGAGGTGCGAGTATGATTTACGATGCGGAAAATACATTCATGTATCAGCAGGACGTGTCGTCGGTCGGCACGTCGGGGGTAGATTCCGATGTGGTCGCCTACGGCAAGGGCGACGCGCAGGCGCCGCTGTGGCTTACGGTGACGGTATCCGAGCCGCTGGCGGATGCGGCGACGGTGGCCGTGGAGACAGCGGCAAAAGCGACGATGGCGTCGAAAAAAGTACTGGCGACGTTTGTGATGCCCAAGGGCGAGCAGGTGCTCAAGGCGAAGTTGCCGCAAGGCTCGCTGGGGTACTTGCGTGTGCATGCCGCGGCGACGTCGGGCAATCTCAAAGGCAAGATGACGGCCGCGCTGGTCATGGACGCGTAAATGGACGCGCTGGTGTACGGCGCGCAGGGATTGCGCCGGGCGGAGACGATGTCGGCCAATGAATGCCGTGCGATGTTGGAGATGGCAGGTGTATCCTATGCGGATACGGCTTCCCTTCAAGAGTTGCGCGAGCTGGTGAGAAAGGTACAGGGGGGCGCGTGAGCGCTCTCTTGTTTTTCCTTCTTGCGTACGCTATAATGTACGTATGAGGGGGGATTACTATGACGGTAGTCAGCGCAACGGCATTGCGGAAAGATATTTATCAGTATTTGGATACGGCGGTACGGCATAATGACGTCGTGACTGTTACGACAAAGCGCGGGAATGCGGTCGTACTGAGTGAAGAGGATTATTTGGGGTTACTTGCGACGGCGCAGATTGAATCGACGCCGGGCCTTGCAGAGCGTATTTTGCAGGCGGCGCAAGAGCCGATAGAAGAAGGCGTTGCTGCAGGCGATATGGTATGGTGACGTATCGTGTGATATTGTCGCGGCAGGCGTGCAAAGACGCCGAGCATATTCGCGCCGCGAAATTGGGGCGGCGGGTACAAGAGTTGCTGGCATTATTGGCGGACGACCCGTACCGAATACCGCCACCGTGTGAAAAGCTCAAAGGACGATTGGAAGGGCTGTATTCACGGCGCATTAATCGGCAGCATCGATTGGTATACGATGTGCAGGGTGATGTCGTGCACGTGTTGTCCTTATGGTCGCATTATGAGCGAGTATAACTGTATATGCGTAGTCGAAAGGCCGCTTTTCAGAGCGGCTTTTTGCGTGGGTATATACGAAAGGACGGAGGATATGACAAGTACTGATATTTGTAATTTGGCGCTCTCGCATATCGGGGTGGGCACGATTCGCGACATTTCAGACGACACGGAGACGGCGCGTACGTGCGCGCTGTATTACGATTTGACGCGGAAAATGCTTTTGCGTGAGTACCCGTGGGGGTTTGCGCGGCGCATCGAGCGGCTGGCGGAAATTGACCGAAAAATCACGGGCTTTGCGCATGTGTACATGTATCCGGAGCAATGCGTGCATATTTATCGACTGACAGACGGCACGCCTGACGCATCGGAGCGCGTGCAGTACGAAGTGGTCAATCTGGACAACAGTACGAAGGCAATTGCGACCGATGAGGCGGACGCCCGGGCGGATTATGTGTTTGACGTGACGGACCCCGACGTGTGGGACACGCTGTTCACCGAGGTGATGACGCATAAACTGGCGGCGGATATGTGCATGCGGCTGGTCGGCAATGCGGGGCTGTTCGAGCAGCAGATGCAGCTGTATCAGATGGCGGTCGGTATGGCGATGACACAGGTCGCCAAGGAGCGGCAGCGCGATCCCGAGCCGTTACGGCGCTATGAGAAGGCGCGGTGGCGCTGATGGGTAGCTTTTATCACATTCAGCCCGCCTTTACGACGGGGGAAATCTCGCGCGACGTGGCGAATCGGGTGGACTTGGAGAAGTACAAATCCGCCTTGCTTAGGGCGAAAAATGCCATTATCCGCCCCTATGGCGCGGTGTGCCGCCGCGGGGGTAGCGAGTATATCGGCGAGACGAAGTACGCGGATAAACAGACGATTCTGGTTAAGTTTACGAGAAGTGCCGGCCAGTCCTATTTGCTTGAGTTCGGCGATAAGTATGTACGGGTGTGGGAGAACGGCGTGTATGTCGGCGTGGAGATTGTAACGCCGTATGAGGCGGATATTTTGCCGAATTTGCGGTTTGCGCAGTCGGCAGATACGCTGTTTATTTGTTCGGGAAAATATCCGGTGCAGACGCTGGTGCGAAACGGGCATTATAGTTGGCGGTTAGCCACCTATGAATTCTCACACGCCTATTTTGAAGATATTTCGCAAGGACGGGCGGCAGAAGGGCGAGTCTGGACTGTGCCCGGAACGTATACGTTTACGGCGATGGAAAGCAAGAGTTATCAGGTCGAATTAACCGGTGCGGGCGGTGCGTCAGATTACTCTTATGTCGGCGGGAACGGTGAGCGTGTTGTGACAACCGTATATTTGTCTGCGGGCAGCCAAGTGACGGTCGTTGTCGGTCGGGGCGGTGAAAAGTATGGGAGTGTGGACCGGGACGGCGGAGCCAGTTCGTTCGGTTCGGAGTCTGCGCGCGGCGGGAAGAATGCGTCAAAAAATGCGCGCGGCGCCGATGCGGGTAACGGGCAGGGCGGACGCGGCGGTTATTTGCATGAGTACTATGATGACGAGAATGATGAAGAAAACGGCGGCGGCTGGCAATATGACTATATTGAGCCGGAATCCGGCAGTGTGCGGGTGACGGAGAGCGGTACATTGTCGATTACGCCGAGTGCGGTTGTGGGCAATATCAATGTTCGGGCAAGCAAGTCGCTGTTTACCGAGGTTATGGTCGGCTCTCATATCCGCTTGCAGCACCGGCTGAATTCGGAATCGGTAAAGCTTTACGGCTCAGGTGTTTCGGGGGCGGTGCGAGTCGGCGAGCAGTGGAAGATTATTACGGCGGGGAAGTGGTCGGGAGATGTGTATATTGAATATTCCGAAGACAATGCTGTTTGGAAAGAGTATCGCCGATATTCCGCAGAGGATAATTTTAATGCGACGGAAAGCGGAACGTTTTCCGAGCCTATGTATCTGCGCTTGCGGGCGGTGCTGACTAAAGCAGACGGGATGACTGCAACACTGACGCGCTTGCCGTATACGCACGAGGGCGAGGTGGTGATTACCGGACTGACCAGCGATACAACGGTTCAGGCGAAGGTGCTCAAGCCGTTGGGGGAAGCGACAGCGACTATGCGTTTCGGATTGGATGTCTGGGATGCCGGCAAAGGGTATCCGCGGGCGTGTACTTTCTTTCAAGACAGGTTGGTGCTGGCCGGGACTGATTATTATCCGCATATGATTTGGATGAGCCGGACGGGGGATTATCCGAATTTCGGAGTGGAAAAGGCGAACGGACAGGTGACGGATGACAGTGCGGTGGCGCTTTCTCTTATTTCGCGGGAAATGTACAATATCCGGCATCTTGTACCGGCACAGGATTTGATTGTCTTAACGGACGGGAATGAGTGGATTGTGCCGGGGGATAAAGCGATTACGCCGAAGTCGGCGCAGGTCAAGACACAAACAATGCGCGGGGCGGCCAATTGTGAGCCGGTCTATATCGGCAACAGGCTTGTCTATGTACAGGCGCGTGGGGCAACAGTGCGCGACTTAGGCTATACCTACGAAAGCGACAACTATAACGGCACGGACTTAACCTTGCTGGCAAAACACTTGGTGCAAGGACAGCAGATTGTGTCGGCAGCCTATGCGCAAGAGCCTAATTCGGTCTTGTACTTGGTACGTAAGGACGGGTACATGGTTTGCCTTACTATTATCCGCGAGCAGGACGTGTTCGGCTGGTCGCATTGGACAACGCAAGGAAGATACAAATGGGTCGAAAATGTACCGGAGTACGGAGAGGACAGCGTGTATGTCGTAGTCGAGCGCAACGGCAAGCAATTTATCGAACGGTTTAGGTCGCAGAAAGATACCAACTACGCCTACGTGGACAGTTATGTAAAAGGCGGACCGTATCTTAACTGGGGACACTTGGCAGGGCAAGAGGTGCAAGTGGTAACCGGCAATGAGTACACGACAGAGCGAGCGACAAGCAGCAGCCGGACAGGCGGCAATGTATGCGGGCTTAGTTACGAAACGAAGCTGGAGCAGCCGGCGCTGGAGATGCAGATGAGCGACGGGACCTTGCAAGCACGAACGGTGAAGATTAACAACGTTACCTTGCGGGTGTTGAACTCCCGCGGCGGGAAAATCGGATACACGTTCGATGTGATGGACAAGTTACCGTACAAAGAAAACAAGGATTACAGCGGGGATATTTTGGCGACAATGCCGAATACGGATGTGGGCTTTAATACGCGCGGGCGGATTTGTCTGTATTCCGATGAGCCGTATCCGTTTAATCTCCTTGCGATTATTCGGTCATTTACTATCGGCGGCGGTCATGTCACCACTCATAACGGTTGATGCGAGAACGCTCTCGCGCGAGGCGCTGGCGGCGCTGGGGGGCGAGCTGCGCCCGCACGATTTGGAAGAGTGTACGGCGTTCGGGCTATCGGGTGCCGAGGCGGTCGTGCAGTCGGTGTTTCATGAAGGCGGTGTATCATATGCCGTTCTGGACAAGAGCGGCCGCCCGGTGTGGGTGTACGGTCTGGGGCTGGTGCCGCTAGGCGGTGAGTACGGGATATGGTGCTTGGGCAGGGAGAATCCGTACAAACGATATTTTATGCAAGAGAGCCGCCGCGTGATTGACGGGTGGCGCAAAGCGTATGCGCCGCTGGTCAATTACGTGTCGGTGAGCAACACGCCGTCGCGGCGGTGGCTTACGTGGCTGGGCGCCGAGTGGGGCGGGCGCGTCACGGTCGGCGGTGTGGAGTTTATCAAATTTATCTTGAGGGGGAATGAGCATGTGTCATCCGGCAGCGTTTTTGGTGGCGCAGACGGCAATGCAGGTCGCGAGCCAGCGGGCACAGACGGCGGCACAGGTACGCATGTACCAAGATCAGGAGAAGGCGGCGCTGGCGAATCAGAAAATCAGTGAGCGGCGGCAGGAGGATATCGCCGAGCAGTACGGCCGCGAAGAAAAACGGCTTCGGGACAATATGCGCCTTGCGGCGGGACAGAACGCGGCGGAAGGCGGCAGTGCGGGTCTTACGCAGGGCGGTTCGCTCATGGACGTACTGGGCGCATCGTACGGCGGGTATTTACAGGATAAGCAGGCGTTGCTGCATAATCAGCGCAACGATACGTACAGCGAGTTTACGCGCGGCTGGGGCTACGGCGAAGAAGCACGGCAGGCCAAAGCAGGCGCGGCCAATGCCAAGGCGGCGGGGCGGCGGGCAATGGTCAGCACGATATTAGGCGCGGCGACACAGTTTGCGGGAATGAAAGCGGGGCTGGGGTCGGCCGGGAAGGCGAGCAAGGCGGCGGGCGGTCTGAAGATGCCCAAGCCGATTACGGACGCATCGGATAGGCTTACGAGCAGCTGGCGTGCGGGCAGTTCGTTCGCGCAGAGCAAGCCGTGGCGCAAGTGGTAAAAGCACTCTTCGGAGTGCTTTTTTCGTATAGGAGAGAGTAATGAAGCTGGAGAGTTACAGACGCGAGGTCAGGGAAAATCTGGCCAACGGTATCACGCAGGCGCCGGGCAATCTCGAGACGCGCGGCGGTGAGAGCGAATCGTGGCAGGGGCTGGGCAAGGCGCTGGGCCTGATGCTGGACGTGGAGACGAAAAAGCGCGAAGACGCCGACGCACTGGCTGTCGTGAATGCCAACGCCGAGTACACGCGCCGGATGAACGAGGTGATGTACGGCGAAGGGGGTCTGGCGTACCTGGGCGGTAAGGATACGGAAGGCTTGCGCGGAAGGTACACGGAGCTGGAGAAGAAAATCCGCGAGGACGTGTACCGTAACGCGGGGATTCGGACGAAGCGCGGGGAAGAGCTGTACCGTAAGCACGCCGAGCAAAGTCTTGTCAGCGACGACGCGCAGATTCTCAAGCTGGAAGAACAGGGGCGACAGCAGTATCTCAAAGATACCATCAGCAACGACATGGAGTCCGCGCTGGAACGCGTGGTCGGTACAGGTTCTCTTGCGGCGGGATTTGCGGCGGCAGACAGGGCGGCGGCCTTGCAGGATCCGTACGCGGACGCGGCGGGGATGGAAAGCGTGCGCCGCAAGGGCTATACGGACGTCGCCAAGCGCGGTATCGAGGCGGCACTGGCGGCGGGCGAGTATGACAAGGTAACGACCATGATTGACGAGGCGAAAGCGAGCGGCCTTGTTGATGCGGATATGCTGTCGAAATTCGACAGCGCCAACAAGGAAAAAAAGATGGTGCTGACGGCGCAAGACAGCGCCAACACGATGGACGAGTATTTTGCGGCGCGGGGTGTTCGGTCTTGGGAAGTGACGCAAGAGCAATTCGCCGAGGCGTTTAATGCGCTGTCTCCCGCGATGGGCGGCAGCCGTGCGGATGTGGTGGAACGATTCTTGCGCGCGATTAGGGGGCAGGAGAGCGGCGGAAATTATGATGCCGTCAACGAGAGCAACGCGGCGTCGGGGATTACCGCACGCGGCGCGTATCAGATAACAGACCAGACGTGGGCGCAGTACGCACCGCAGGCAGGGCTAAGCGCGGACGCGCCGCGTACACCGGAAAACCAAGAAAAAGTCGCGCGCGCGATGGCCGAGCATTACTACGACTTGACCGGCGGTGATACGGCACAAATGGCGGCGTGCTGGTATCACGGCTCGCCGGTGACGGGCTGGTCGCAAGAAGCGCTCAATGCGCCGCAAGTATCCGACGACGGCACAGCGTATCCGTCGGTGCAAGAGTATATGGATAGCGTCACAAAACGGATGGGCGGCGGCCTTACCGAGGGCCAACGCTACGAACAGCGCGAGCTGGCGTGGAAAGCCTTTGCCGCGAAAGCAAGCGAAAGCAAGCGGCTGTGGCTGGAAAACCTAAAGACGCAGCAGCGCGCAATTGAGGAAAGCGTGGAAGGTCTCCCGCCGCGCGAGCAGGCGCAGCGGATCCGTGAAATGACGGCGGGTAATCCCGATTTGCGTGATACGTTCCGGCCGGCCTTGCGGTCGCTGGATATCGAGGGCGCAAAGGTGCAGAAGTGGCACATGGGCGCAATACAGCAGGGGATTGCGCGGGGAGAGTTTATCGATGAAATGGTTGACGGCGAGTGGCTGACGGGCGCGGATAAGCTGGCGCGGGTGTTGCGCAGTCGCGGTTTGCAACCGGCGTTTGAGCAGATGCGCGAGTTACAAAACGAAATCAATGAGTATAACACCGGCACGGGCAAATACGCCTATAAAAACGGCCCGACGAAGGAAGCGGTATTCGGCCTTTTGGGGAAAACGATGAGCAAGGCGGATTTGGCCAAGTATCAGGAAAGCTGGCCGGGGGTGTCGGTCGCACTGGCGAAAGAAGTGGTAACGTATCGAAACAGCAACAACGGCAACGAGCCGCCGCAAGAATGGGTCACACGACGGGCGGCGGAGCTGCTTGTTGAAAACACGGTCGGCAATCATACGCGCGCCGAGCTGGCGCATCGTTACGGTTACAGCGACGCGGTGGATATCGGCGGCGGGTATCGTCGCTATTACTTGCCTGACGGACGGTATGTCGATGTGGCACAGAGCAACGAGGAATTTTGGCTGGACGAAATTGACCGAGGACAGCACGATAACGTGTCTTTTTAGGAGTGAAAAATGAGCAACTGGAAAGCGTGGGAACAAGAGTTTTTAGCGAATGCGGATAATCCGGCGTTCGGATTACCTAAACACGTCCCGACGCCCACTATGGTCGATAAGCGGCCGCAGCAGGCGGCACCGGAAGAAAAGAGCAGCAATTGGGACAGGGCGAAGGATTGGGCGGCAAAGGCGGGCGAGGATATCGCGAAAACGGTCGGCCGTTCGTATCTGTGGAGCAAGGAAGACTACAATCGCCGCGCGAAAGAGCTTGCGACACGCATGGGCGTGGACGCCGATGTGGTAAGCGCCGCGGGGCAAGAATCGCTGGAAGCGTGGGAGCGGACGTTTGACGTCATGGAAACGGGCAAGCGCGCCGACGAGTTTGCCCGCGTCTGGAGCGACTGGGACGATATCTCCGCGACGGACCGCGCAATCCGTGTGCATAATTATGCGCCGATCCATGAGACGATGGGGGTCGTGGAGAATGCATTGCGCGGCGTGCGACAGATGGATGCGCAGCTGAAAATGTCGGCGCTGGGCGATGAAAAAATGACGCGCGAGGAGCAGGGGCTCGACACGACGGAAATCGACGAAAGAATCCGAGAGTTAGCCGTCTATGCGCAGGCGCAGACGGGCGACGACGTATTTATTCACGATACGGCGGGTCAGGTCTATATGACGGCCGATATGACGGCACGGTCAGGGAAAGAAATGCTGGTAGGCGCCGGGACGGGCGCGCTGGCGGGCGCGGCGGCGGGAGGGGCCGCAGGCGGTATCGGAGCACTTCCGGGCGCGTATGCGGGGTTTTGGTCGGGCGCGTTTCTCGGCTGGAACATGGGGCAGGCCAATCGGATGAACGAAATGTCGCGCGGCCTTGCCTATATCGAAGCCAGGCAGGGAGGCGAATACGGCCGGATGAGCGTGCAGGACGCCGCGACTTATGCGAAGGCCGTCGGGATCAGTGAGGCGGCGTTGGAGTTCGGTACGGGGATAATCGGCGCAAAGGCACTTGCGATGGGGCGGCGCGTCGTCGGTAAAGTCACGGGCAAGACGGCGGCGGACGATATTATCCGCCGCGCGGCACGGGCGATTGCCACCGAGACGAATATCAAAGACGCGGCGAAAACGTTTCTGAAAGCGGGCGCGATGAGCGCGGGCGCGGAAATCACGGAAGAAGTATTGCAGGAAGCGGCCGGCAATGCGGTGTGGAACGCGATAGCGACAGGCACGAACGGCGCAAGGAAGATTCCGCTGGCGGAGTTGGTAGCCAATTCTTTGCAGGCCGGCTGGGACGCCGCGCCCGCCGTGCTGGGTATGTCGATGCTGATGGGCGCGGGCGCAAATGTTCGATTCGTCAATAAAGCGGCGCATATGATGTTGCCGGAATTTCAGATGCAAAAAGAGGCGATCACCAATGCCGTCGGGCAGAGGATGGTCGCCGATTTGCTCTCCGATAAAGACACCAATGCATTATTCAAAAAAGACCCGGCACTGTACGCAGAGACTGTCCAACAGGCCGCCAATGATGCGGGCGTGGGGACGTTTTGGGCGGATGCACAGACGCTGATGGCGTCGGAAAAAGGCCGCGGTGCGCTTAATTCGTTAGTACGCGAGGGCGTCATTACGCAAGAGGCGATGGAGACGGCCGTACAAACGGAAGGGCGCATCGAGGTACCTGTCGGGACGTACTTGCAGGCGGACTTGACGGAAGATGAACGCGCCGCTACACAGACAGCGACGACGTGGACGGAAGGCGGAATGCTTCCGGACGAACTGGACGAGCGACGTAAAGCGCTGGCTGTGAGTAAGTACGCGGCGGCCCTTGAAGAAGAAATGCAACGGACGGCGGACGCGATTGAGCATGTGGTCGCAGACACTTTCTCCACGCATACCGATAGCGAGAAAGATATCGTGCGCGAAGTGATGGCGGCGAGTCCGCGCAATCTACGAGAGGGGTATAAAGCGGTACGGCAGTCGCTGATAGAGGCGCTGGAAGCCATCACGGGTGATGTAGAGGACATGCGGCGCCATCACGGCGAAGGGGTGAATTTTATCCCCTTTGACGGTGACGGGGCGCAAGTGTCGCCCGATTCTATGGAAATCCACTATTCGCGGCGGTCGTCGGAGAACGAATTGTGGTACAGCAAGTTTTACGAACGATACGGCCGCGCGCCGCGCTGGTCGGAGTACTACGATATCGCGCTGGATGAGATGAAAGAAGATATCGAGAGAGTGCACGGCACGCCCGAGTATGACGAAGGAATGGCGGAGTATAACCGCGGCAAAGAGCTGTATGAACGGCTGGAAGCGCTGGAAGGCTTGCGCGATGACCTGTACGCCGTACAGGATACGGGTATGCTGACCTTGCGTGCGGCGCTTAGCGAGGACGGCCTGGCGGTGTATCAGCGAGTACATGACATCTTAACGAGCGTCGGCGGTGAGACGGCCGAGGCGGCGGATGAAGCGGCGTTCCTGTGGGCGAAACGCGCAGAGACATTCGCGCGTATCATGCAAGACATGGGGCGTAATGACTTTACGGCGCGCGACTATCTGGAGATGCACCCGATATTCGCCGAGGATACGTTCGGCGCGGGCGAGAAGGCGTCGGGGCAGTATTGGCAGGCTATGTACCGCAGTAAAGCGAATAGCCTGGTCGAGTTCGTTGAAAATGTAGAGCGGGACCCTGTGCGCGTAGGGAAAGCATTTTATCAGATTGGTACGGGGGAAAATACAATTGACGTTTCGAGCAGCGCCGTACAACACGTGCAGGGCGGGCATCATCCCCTGACGCCACACGAATGGCAAGAGTTGGAGGATAGAATAGGTGTCTTGACCGATGCCCGAATTGTACTCGATAAAGGAAAGGATAGGATTGTCCGAGTTCAGGGCAAAATAAAAACACCGACAACATGTTTCGGTGTGTTCATCAAGTTCAGTAAAAAAGGTAATCGTTTAGTTACGGCGTTCACTACTAGCGAAAAAGGTGTGGATGCTTGGATGCAGAAAAAGGATTCCCGAGTGCTTTCGGATCTAATGCCGGGCCTCTTCTCGGGCAATCCTTTTTCTATCGCCAATATAGCAAAAGCGTTACGAGAAGTCAAGAATGAAAACGGAGATATCTATCTGCAAGCCGACGAAGCACCATCATCTCGCAGGCAACGGCAACTGGAGCTCATCTTGGCGGCGAATCCGATGCAGGACGACTATCACGTCGGAGTGCGTACCGTAGCAGATATACGCTTACCGGAAGAAGTGTTCGGCGCGCAGGGGCAAGCAGACGAAGAAAATTATGTCTATCCCGACTTTACGTCCGAGGACGGCGCGGCCGCACTGAGCGCGGGAGAGATTACCGTATACAGCTCGCATCCGATTGAGGATGGCGGATTCGTCACGCCGAGCAGCATGATGGCCAAAGACTACGCCGGATCCGGCAAGGTGTACAGCAAGCGTGTACCGGTAGAGGACGTGGCGTGGCTGACGTCGGACGAAGGGCAATATGCATCGGTCGAGGATACATTCTTCCAAGCGGAAAACGATATTGGCCGCTGGGACATCACGGGAGCTGCAGGCTACCAAGCGAAAAGCAACTGGACGAAGGCGGAAATCATTCGCGGGTTCGGTGTGTTGTACGCCGACCTGGCTAATCCGAACGGCGTCGCGGCGCGGACGGGGCTTACCATTACGCCCGCGATTACGCTGGAGGAGATTGAGTCGCTGCCGCGGCGTCTGCTGGCGGAGCATTTCTTGCGGTTTCATCAGCGCCACCGTACGCGAAAGGGCAAGTTCTTGTACGATGCCTACGGCGTGGATCCTTCCGCACTGCTTAAGCCGTTGTCGTATTATCAGGACTTGATGAACAGCGGCAAGGCGTCGCCGACGCAAGCACGCAATCGGCGCATCGTCCGCGGCATGACGTCGCTGGAAAACGGCAAGCGCGCGATGACGCTGTTCCGTGACGGGGCGAATTACTCGACATTTATTCACGAGTCGGGGCACATCTTCCTGGAAGACCTGCGCCTACTGGCGGAAAGTGAAGACGCGCCCGCGTGGTTGGCCCGTGACTGGGAGACGGTCAAGGCGTGGACGGGCTGGAAGGACGGCGCGGCGGATAATACCAAGGCGCATGAGAAATTCGCCCGCGGGTTTGAGGCGTATGTACGCGAAGGGAACGCGCCGACGAAAGACCTGCGCGGCGTATTCCGCACCTTCCGCAAGTGGCTCACGGCGGTGTACGAAACGCTGATTAACTTGGGCGAAGTCCCGCCGAAGGACGTACAGCGCGTCATGGAGCGGATGCTGGCGACGCAGGACGCCATCGACGCGTATACGGCGGAACGGGCGCTGGACGAAATGGCGAAGGCGGACGAGAAACTGGCGGCCGCCCGCGGTAACCTGGTGGACGGGCTCTATGAGAAAGTGCTGGAAGAACTCAACGACATCGAAGAGCGTGAAAGCAACGAATTACTCGAGACGCTCATGACAGTGTGGCTGGATCGGCGGAAGGCGGAACTGGCCGAACTCCCCGTGTATCGGCACGAGGCGCAGCGCGAGGCGTTCCGCGAAGAGTTGCTGGCCCCGGACGCGCTGCAAGAGCGGGTCATGAAGCGGCTGGCGTCGGGCGAGGGACAGGCCCTGTACAGCGCGAAAGAGCTGGCGGCCATCGAGAAGAAAAAGCGCGAGTTGTCGGTACGGTACATGGCGCTCTTGCGCGAGCTGGACGGGGAAACCGAGCCGCGGCGCTTGCACGACGGGGAGCTGCCCGAATCGCCGACGCTGGCGGAGCTGTTGGCGAAGCCTGATGTCAACATAGCGGAAGTTGTTGTACCGGATACAACGGAAGAAGTAAGTGCCGCACTGACTGAAAAAGAAAAGGAACGGCACAAGCTGTTTTCTTTATGGCGGAAAGGCGAATCGTTCGGCGAATTACGGAAAAAGACGCTAACATGGATTCACAATTATGTCACAGGAATTGGCGGGACGGCGTATGAAAATGTCGAAATCGGTGATATTGAAGTCGCAGGGAAGGGTGTCAAACACACGCTACGGTACGCCCGTAGACCGGAAACACTCCTGCTTTTTACCGGTATAGACACTATTGTCAAGAATGGAATCATTACACAAATACAGGAGCCCAAGACCCCGGACGGAAACATAAAGCGGACTTACATTATGTACACGCCGGCAGTGTTTGGCGGTAATGCGTATATAGTCCGTTCAGTAATCAAAGAAATGCACGACGGCAAACGCTTTTATCACGGTCAAGCGTGGGAAATAGAAAAAGACCAAGCCAGTTGGTCCATCCCCGCACCGCAAAAAGCAGTAATCGGGCCGTCGTATCCTGGCAAGGCCTTTTCTACCATCAGTGTAGAGGAATTGCTTAAGTTTGTCAAGGACAAAGATAAACCGCTTCCCGGCGGGCCGACGAATCGGGATCGAATCCGGCAGGTATTGCGCTTCTTGCGGGACGAACTCCCTGATGGCGCGGGCGCGAAAGACGCGGTACGGGAACTCGAGGCGCGCGTCCGCAAGCTCAAGGATACGGACACGGCAGCGCTGGACGAAGAAAAAGAGCGCTTGAAGGGGCTGCTGCAGGAACGCCTGAACGGATTGCGGCTGGTGCGTGACAGCACGAAGGGGCAAGTCCGCCGCATCGAGGCGCGCGCCAAAGACGCTATCGCGCAAGGCACGGTCGGCGCGGCGTATACGTGGAAGACGTACCAAAACAAGGTCGCCTACTACAGCCGACTGGCGGCGGAAGCAACGGCCCGCGGCGCGTATGCCGAGGCGGCCGAGATGAAGCAGCGCGAACTCTATCACGCGTACCTCGCCAAGCATGCCGTCGCGGCGCGAGAACAAATCGAGAAAGACAAACGGAGACTGGCGGACAATCTCAAGCGCATTACCCGCAAGGACGCGCCGGTCGTCATGGACGTACAGTCGCGCTATTTCATCGAGCATCTGATGTATCGGCTGGGGCTGACGCAGACGGATGCGGTTATGCCCGCGGACGGATTCGAGCTTGCCGCCGTCGCGCGACTGCTCGACGTGGATGCCCAGTTCGGTATGGCGGGGAGCGAAGTCATCCCCGAGAGCGTGCGGCAACTGCTGGCGGGCGGACGTCGTGACGAGAACGCTTGGCGGCACATCCGTGTGGGCGAGTGGGAAGAGATTGCCGAGACGCTGACCGTCGTCTACAAAGTTGGGCGGCGCGCGCAAGAAGGCGTGACGATTAAAGACGCGCAGGGCAAGAACGTCGCTATTGCGGATGCGGCGACGGAGCTGGCGCAAGACCTGGCGAAGCGGTTCGGGCAAGATGAACGCGACTTGCGCCGTATCGAGCAGGAGCGGACGCTGGTAGATAAAGTCGTCCATGCGGGCGCGGGGCTGCTGGCAGAACTCATCAAGCCGGAAGTCATCCTCAATCGGCTGGACGGCCGTGCAGGAAGCCACGGCGCGGGACTGTTTCACCGGTATATCTACATGCCGATTGAGCAGGCGATGAACAAGAAGCGCGAGATGACCGTGCAGGGCAAGAAAGAACTGCACGCGATATTCGAGCGGCGCTACAGTGCAAGCGAACTTCGCGAGATGCGGACGAAACGCAAGTACGCCGTCGGGGCGCGCGAGCGGTACACGAAAGAGGAAATCCTGTGCGCCGCCCTGAACTGGGGCACGAAACAAAACCGGCAGCGGACGTGTTTTACGTTCGGCGTAGGCGAGCGCGATATGCTGCAAGTGTTTGAAGACGTACTGGACAGTCGCGACTGGGACACGGTCGAGGCGGTGTGGGCACTCTTGGACAGCTACTTTGATGAACGCAGCCGTATCAACGAACGCGAGCGGGGCGTTGCGATTGCTAAAGTCGAGCCGCTGGGGTTCAGCGTCGGGGGGCGGCACTTTGCCGGCGGTTACTACCCGATTGTCTACGATCCGCAGCTGTCGGTACGGGCGAGCGACTTGGAAGTGGCGCAGGAATTGACGCGGCAAATGTCCTCGAATGCGGTGTTCGGGTCGGGCTTGTCGGCGACGAAGAAACGGCAGGCCGTCGTGCATCGGGAGCTGTTTCTGTCGCTGGATGTCATCCCGCGGGCGATGAATGAAGCGATCCTCCACATCTCCATGCGCGAGGCGGTGCTGGACGTGGCGCATCTCCTGGACCATGAGAATCTGGCCGAGCCGCTGCAAAAGATTATCGGGGTCAGCCAGTATCGAGCCTTGCGGCAGTGGGTGCGCGACTCGTGGCGCGAAGATACGGACATTGCGAAAGGGCTTGAGATGGTCGCGGAAACGCTCCGGCGTAACTCCGTTTTTGCCGTCATGGCGTATCGGACGAGCACGGCCGCGCTCAACATCTGTAACTTCCCCATGGCGATGTGGGAAATCGGCCCCGTGCGATTCTTGCAGGCACTGCAGCGATTTTATCGCCACCCGCAGCAGACGGCGCGGGCAATCAAGGCGAAGTCGAGTTTTCTCGCCGAGCGTGAGGAAAACCTGGACCGCGACCTGGCGCGCGGCATGCGAATCGGCGGGAAAGAGACGACCGCTATGGGTGTGACGTTACCCGTCGGCGCGGCAGTTGACGCCAAAGCGCAAATCGACCGATTCGGCTATTACGCGATTACTAAAACGGACCTGATGCTGTCGTATCCCGCGTGGCAGGCGCGCTATGAGGACACCGTGCGCGAGCTCATCGACGCGGGCGAGACCGACGTCGAACGCATCGAGCGCGAGGCGATTGCCCGCGCGGATGAGGCGGTGCGGCGCGTCTGGGGCAGCGGCGAGACGAAAGACATGGCGCGCGTACAAAAGGGGCACATCATGAAATATTTCACGCCGTTCTATACGTTCTTCTCGACGGTACTGAACACGCATATCGAGGCGGGATACGCCCTGAAAGACCGAGGTGATGTACGGCCGCTGATTTCGACGGTATTTGCGTGGATTATCGTGCAGGCGGCGATGGAAACACTGCTACGTATGGCGATTGACGCGGCAACGGGACGCGGCGATGATGATGACTTCTATGCGACGTTTTTGAAGGAGTACGCACGGAACGCGACGGGTACACTGGTCGGCGGGCTTCCCATCGTGCGTGACGCGGTGAACGGGCTGACGATGCAGCTGACGGGTGAGTACTTCCCGTCGCGCGGCAGTCAAGTCGTCGCGCTGCGGATTCTCGAAGATATGGCGGACTTTACGGCGGCGCTGGCAAGTGACAAGAAGGACCGGATAGACGTCGGGCGCAGCGGCGCGCGCGTCATGAATCGATTGGTCGGGTTCTCGGACACACTCACTGACGGCGTGTTCACGTTTACCCGATTCGCCCTGACGGATACGCAGGCGACGTGGGATGAGGCGGTCGCGGCAATGGTCTTTGACCGGAAACTCAAGAAAGGAAAATGACGATGATCCAAGAGACGAAAACAAGCATTATCTATGTGGGAGACGGCGTGCAGACGTCGTTCCCCTTTCCGTATCGGTATCGGGACGGGCGCGATGTGGTCGGCTATGTCGAAAAGGGCGGCCGCTGGGAGCGCATCACGAGTAACTTTGAGTATCACGACGGGGAGAAACGCTACGATTACCCGACGACGGGCGCGCCGCTGGCAAAAGGCGCGCGGCTGAAGCTTGCCCGCGAGACGCCACGGTCGCAGGAGCAGGATTTTGCTGATGACCGTATCGAGAGCGCCTTTGACAAAGTGACGATGATGTTGCAGGAAATGGGCGTCGGTGTCGGCGTCGGCGAGTTCGGTGGATTGATTCCCAAGGGGCGGCCGTTTGCGTTTCTCCGGTACAGCGAGGACGCGACACGGCTGGAAGTCATCGACGCGCCGGACTGGGAGAATCACGAACGCGTTGTACTGGCCGCGCGCGAGGAGGTGGCGCAAGACACGGACGAAGTGCGCCGGCTGAAAGAGCGCGTGGCGGAGCTGCACAAGACGTGGCGCGAAAAACAGACACAGGCGGCGCAGGAACTCGACCGACATGTGGAGCTGGGACGGACGGCACTGGATGCGCGTACGCGGCACAAACTGGACGAAATTGAAGATGCAACGCAGGCGGGACTTGGCGAAATACAAACGGCGGCAGACGACGCAAAATCGGCACTGGCGGACGCACAAGAGGCGGCCGAGCGGGTGGTCGCGCAAGGTGAGCAGGTGCAAGCGGCGGTGGAGAAAACCGCCCGTGACGCGGTGGGGCAAATCGCGCTGAAAAGTGAAGAGGTAAGCCGTCGACTGGAAGACGCCAAGCGCGAGACGTCGGGGCTGGAGGCGTCGGTCACGGCAGCACAGAACGCGGTCGCCGAGATGGCGCAGTACAAAGATTTGCCCGCGGAAATGGCGCAAGCTAAACGCGAGTACGATGCGAAAGTAAAAGACGTCAATGCGAAGACGGATGCGGCGGCCGCGTCTATCCGCGAAAAGTCGGACGAGGCACACGCGGCCGTTGCCAAACTTAGCGGCACGGCGGAGCAAGTCGCGACGGATCGCGGTATCGCGCAAGAGGCAATGATGAAAGCCGTAGACGCGATGACGAAGGCGAAGACGTCGGAGACGGCCGCGCAGGCGGCGGCCACGTCTGCGGCAGGCGATGCGGCGAGCGCGAACAGCGCGGCGACAAAAGCGGCGCAAGCGGAGACGACGGCAACGGCAAGCGCAGAACAGGCCAAGACGGCGGCGGCGTCGGCAAAGTCGGACGCAAGCGCGGCGAAGTCGGACGCGGCGCAGGCGGTAAGCGCGAGACAAAAGGCGGAGACGTTAACCGCGGCGGCGCAGGCGGCAAAGACGGCGGCGGAAAAGGCCGCGAGCGCGGCGGGAGTGGCGGCCGAGACGGCAACCGCGGGCGCGACGAGAGCCGAGGCGGCACAGACCAAGGCGAAACAGTCGGAAGATAGCGCAGAGGCGTGGGCGGCGCAGGTCGAGCGCCGGGGAAGCGCGGCCGAGCAAAGCGCGGAAGCGGCCAAGGCAGCAGCCGAGAGTGCAGGGCAATCGCGGTCGGAGGCGAGAGCGCACTCGTGGACGGCCATGACGCAAGCATCAGAGGCGAGTACGGCACAAGTCGCGGCGACACAGCAGGCAAGTCTGGCCAAGCAGTACGCCGATGAAGCGAAGGCGATTGCGGGCGGGGATATCCTGACACAGGTACAGGCGGACGCCCGCTATCTCAAGAGAACGGATAAAATCGACGCCTACACCAAAGCCGAGAGTGACAACAAGTACGCGGGCAAGTCGTCGCTTGTAGGCCTTGCGACAACGGCGTATGTCGATGCGGCGGCGGCCGCTGTGGTCAAGGGCGCGCCGGAAGCGCTGGACACGCTGGCGGAGCTGGCGAAAGCCCTGGGCGACGATCCGAATTTTGCCGCAGCGACGGCGAAGGCTCTAGGGACAAAGGCGGATAAGGCGACGGTGGAGAACGCGCTGCTGGGTAAAGCAAATACGGCGGATGTAGAACGCGCGCTGGCGGGCAAGGCGGATACGGCGGCATTGGCACAAAAGGCGGATGCAAGCGCGGTGTACACGAAGGCGCAGACGGACGGGAAACTGTCCGCCATGCAGGAAACGGTCACCGCGGCCACTGCCGACACTATCCGACAGACGACGTACACGAAGGCGGAGAGCGACGGGAAGTATCAGGAGAAGGGAGAATACGTAACGAAATCGCTTTTTGACAGCAAGTTGCGCGGGAACGTATCTATTTATCCCGACCCAAGCAACCGTTACACCTATATTGACGCGCCAAACACGTCCGCGTTTTACTTCCAAAAGCCAATCCATGGGTATCTGACAGAGAAGAAAGCGGAAGAAGTGTATCAGCCTAAGGGTAATTATGCGACAAAAGATGACGTGTACAATAAAACGCAGAGCAACGCCAAGTACCAAGCAAAAATTGAGAGCGTGGCGTTTGGCGTCGCGATGTTCAGGAATGATCCAATGAGGGCGGTTGCGAGCGTGACTACGGACTATAAGTGGCTTGTATTTGATAAGCCTATATACGACAAAACCTTTAATCGGTTTGTAACGGAGGTCGACATAGAGAATTATGTCACAGCAGATGTAGTAAGGGACAAGTACCAGCCTAAAGGGAACTACATTACGCAGGAGACGGCGGACCACCGATACCAATTTCGGGGGAACTATATCAATTGGGCGCAGGCAAACAAAAATTACGTGCGTAAGGATTCTTTGTTTAGCGGTACCGAGTTGAAGCTGCCTAACGGGGCAACGATAGGGGTGGAATGA